TTAGCTGATACTGATGTTTCAATCAGTGTTGACCCTTTTGAAGCTATGAGAGATGCTCAAACTTTGACTCGGGTCATTGTTTCTAAGTTTTTGGTTAATATCATGTGTGGTCAAGATTCTGTTTGTGATATTTGTAAGTGTAATTCTTACCAAGAATTTTGTCCCTGCCATACTTTGTTAACTCCTGAGGCTGTTAAGAATTCTAATTTAATTCGATTGATGGAAGATTGTCCTAATAATCTTACTGATCTTAAAAATCGATATGTTAATTTTTTGTGTAATTATGGTGGTAATAATCCTTTTTCTTCGCTTGCTGATTATGGTGAGGAGGATAAAGAAAAAGTTGATACTGTAATTTTCTATGATGCTCAATGTGATGAGACTAAGAAGGATGTTGTTCTTAAACAAGTTCCTATTCCTAATGTTGTTGATTATTCCCCTGGTGCTTTAGCTCCTATACCTGATGAGTCTAGTTCTTGGACTCAATATGGTATTGTTGCTGGGGTTATTGCTGGTACTTTGGTTTTAGCTTCAGCTGTTTTTGGTTTTATGCCATGGCCTCGTTCAAATGAGGTTAAACCTGCCGTTCGTGGAAGAAGATGGGTTAATGCTGAGGACATGGTTGCCAAGGATAAAGATGAGCTTGAAGGGGATAAAAATAGGAGAATAAAGGCTACAAATCCGTTGAATAAAGAAAAACGGTTTTACATACACACTGGTGGTAGTGGTATAGATGATGATCTTATTCATAGAGAATTGGCTGAGGAGAGTAAAAAGGATTATGTTGCTATGCATTATGGTTGGGATCAAGCAGAAAGTGCCCCAACTAAGAAAAAGAATGAACTTTATGGTCCTTTGTTGGAAGGACCAGGTTACATTCCTGAATATGGTTATGAAACTGTTAAGAGCAATACATATAGGATTACTACTCCTACATGTCCAACCTGGTATACTTATGGGTTGAGATATAAAAATTTATGTATTGTTGATAAGCATTGTTTCACACCAGAATTTGGTTATAAGGTTGTTGGACCTTGTGATCTTTATTTGACTAATCTTCATGCTACTGCGCAGAAGATTAAGTTTAATGCTGATAAGTTAATTAATATTAAAGATAGTCCTTTTAGAGAGAATGGTGATCCTATAGATACTTTGTGTGCTTTCAAGGTATCTTATTCTACTCGTTCTCCTAATATTACTTTAGCCACCATTGATGGAACACCCGAAGCTGTTATGGTGTTGCCTCGGTTGAA